TGGTATACACTTGCGATGCCGGACGGATACGAAAAGAAGTTTCAACCATCCAAGTGGGCCGAACTGCTGAGCACAGATGAAGAGTTCCGAGCGAAAGTTATAACGCTAATGGACGAAGAAGTAATCCAGAAGTTTGATAAACGCGAAGGTTCAGCCGATCAATTCTATTCAGATCCTGGATAAAACGCTTGACAGCCCTCCTATAATACGTTATACTTAAATATAAGCTTGTGGGAGGGCTTTATGTCGACATGTGCCCGAGAATATGAATCGGAATATAGTGCAGAGAAATTCCATAAATATTCCGGTAAGACACGCCGATATATGGAACTAGCTAGCCGCATGGCGCATCGGTCTACATTTCCAGATTATCGCCATGGCGCCGTGTTGGTCAAGGGATCGATTCGAAATGTCTCCTTCAACAAGAACAATTATTGCGCGTTTGGCTCGCGGTTCCAACGAGAACACCAAGGAAAGACCACGCTCCACGCAGAACTGGGCGCTATCCTAGGAATGGATCGCAGCATCACAGAAGGATCTACGGTGTATGTAGCCAGAGTAGGCCGCGAAGGAGAATACAAGCTCTCCAAGCCGTGCCACATGTGCCACGAAGCCCTCAAGCATGTGGGTGTTAAGCGCGTTGTATATACGATTAATAATAAAATGGCAGGAAGTTATAAACTATGAAAAGAGTATTGATTATTGATGCTCTCAATATGTTTTTGAGAGCATATATTGTGGATCCATCACTATCAACGAATGGAGAGCCCATCGGAGGCTTCAAGGGCTCCCTTAAAATTCTTCAAAAGCTTGTGCGTATGATTAAACCAAATGAAGTCGTAATTGTGTGGGATGGTCCGAATGGTTCGCGCAAACGCAGAGCCATGGATAAAAACTACAAGGGAGGACGCAAGCCAATTCGTTTGAACAGAAACGTAAAAGCGCTCACAGAAAACGAGGAGATGCAAAATCGGGTTTGGCAGCAAACCCGCGCCATTGAATATTTCAATGAAATGCCCATCATTCAAGTGATGATAGCAGAGGTAGAGGCCGACGATGTTGTCTCTTATCTCACACAAATGTCGTATTATGATGGATGGCAGAAGGTAATTGTTTCCAACGACAAGGATTTTTATCAACTTTGTGATGATGAAACAGTAGTGTATCGTCCCACTAGTGATATTGTTTATAATAAAAAGCGTATTGTGGAGGAGCTAGGAGTACATCCTCGTAATATGGCTCTCGCACGCGCTCTTGTGGGGGATGCATCTGACAATCTGCCGGGAATTAAGTCTGTAGGATTTAAGAGCATTCAGCGCCGGTTAGGATTTTTGGCTGCAGACAAAGATTATAATATTGATGATGTGGTAGGATACTGTGAGAAAGTAGATAAAAAACTTAAATTTCATACAAATATTATCGAAGGCGAAAATATTATTGCACATAATTATAAAATGATGCAGCTCTATTCTCCGATGCTTTCAGTTCAATCAAAAGACTTTGTTCGAAACGCTATTGAGAATTTTAACTGTAGTTTCAATAAGATAGAAATCATAAAGAAAATGCGCGATGATGGTTTTGGGGAACTGAATTGGAAGGACCTTGAACTGCATTTAAATAAAATCAATTCTGAGTGTTAAATTGCTTGACTTTCGGACAGGTTCTGTTATATTTAGTAATGCGAAGGCGGGATGAAAATTGAACGAAAAAGTTAGCTTTAGTCGTTATGGAAAGGCCTTCCAAGAAGGCCTTGTTCAGATTATATATGAAGATCGCCCTTTTGCCGATCAAATTACCGAAGTACTCCATATACATTTCTTAGAATTGGAATACTTGCGCGTATTTATAGAGAAGATTATTAACTACCGCGATAGATACGCCACTCACCCTTCCGCCGAAGCTGTTATAACAATGCTGCGCACGGAACTTGACAACGAAGACAAAGTTGTACAGAAGCAAGTGCGTGATTATTTTGCCAAAATTACATGCAATGAGGCAACTGATATAAAATATATTAAAGAGCAATCGCTTGATTTTTGCCGTAAGCAAAATTTGAAAGAAGCAATGCTCAAGTCAGTTAGCTTGTTGCAAACATGCTCCTTTGATGAAATTTCAAAGACAATCAATGATTCGCTTAAACTTGGCTCTGATAACAACTTTGGCTATGATTATATAGCTGATTTTGAACAGCGATTTGTTCCACGCCATCGGTTACCCATCACCACTGGCTGGAAAGAGATTGATGCTATCTGTGGCGGTGGCTTGGGTAAAAGCGAACTTGGGGTCGTCATTGCACCAACTGGCGCCGGCAAGACTTTCTGCTTGGTGCACCTTGGCGCGCAAGGACTTAAAGAGGGAAAGGTGGTTGTCCACTACACCCTGGAACTTCAAGATACAATTATTGCAAATAGATATGATAGCTGTTTAACAGGTTATCCGCTTTCTGATATTATTAACTTTAAAGAAGAAGTGTATGAAGAGATTAAAGATATGGAAGGGAGGCTTATTATTAAAGAATACCCTACCAAATCTGCGACGACAAATACTATTAAATCTCACCTTACTAGGTTGTTAAAGAGAGATATCAAGCCGGGGATGATCATTGTGGACTATGCTGATCTTTTAAGACCGGTTACTGCAAGAAAAGAAAAGAGAAATGAACTAGAATCTATCTACGAAGATCTACGCGCAATATCAACAGAGTTTGCTTGCCCTGTGTGGACCGCATCACAGACGAATCGGTCAGGATTAAACGCAGAAGTCATTACAATGGAGCAGATTTCAGAAGCGTTCAGTAAGTGTTTTGTTGCTGATTTCATTTTTTCTGTTTCGCGTACAGTCGAAGACAAACAAAACAATCAAGGGAAAATTTTTATTGCAAAGAACAGGAATGGGCCTGATGGTATCGTGTATGATATTTTCATGGATCCCAGCAGTGCAAAAATAAGAATCATGCCAAAAACAACAGTAAATGGAGCTATCCCACTAAACCCGGTTGCCCTAAGTGCAAGCATGCAAAAAGGGTTGCTACAAAACAAGTATGAAAAATTTAGAAAAAGGAAATAAATCAAAATGAGAACAATTGAAAACATACGCAGATTCAGATTATCCGATACTTTGCCGTCTCGACGAGTTTGATCCGGGTACCCCGGGCACCGAAGAGTGGTGGCAAACCTGCCGCCGAGTCGTGGAAGGAATGTTCAATATTCAAAAGGAACATGTTGTTCGTTTAGGACTCGAATGGAACGACAGCAAAGCACAGCAGACCGCCAAAGATGCTTATGAGCGTTTATTCAATTTAAAGTGGACCCCACCCGGCCGCGGCCTGTGGATGATGGGGACAAAGTTTGTGGAGGAGAAGACCGGAGCAGCTCTTTTTAATTGTGCGTTTCGAAGCACGAAAGAGCTTACGACAAAAGGGGGTTATTTATTTGCCTGGATGATGGATGCTTTGATGCTTGGAGTTGGTGTTGGATTTGACACGCTGGGCGCCGGAACACTTACTATTAAAGAGCCTGAATACACAAGCGATACCCTCATTATTGATGATTCGCGCGAAGGCTGGGTAAACTCTGTTCACAGTTTGCTGGATGGATTTTTTCTTGGTTATAAAGTACCTAAATTTGATTATTCTGCAATTCGTGCTGCTGGTGCCAAGATTAATGGTTTTGGTGGCACGTCGAGTGGTGCTGAACCCCTTAAAGAACTTCATAAGAATTTGACCGATTTATTTTCGTCAAAGGTTGGAGAACCGATCACATCTGTTGATATTGTAGATACAGAGAATCTTATAGGTCGCTGTGTAGTAGCTGGTAATGTTCGCCGATCTGCGGCTCTTGCAATGGGCAACTATGACGACAAACGCTATTTAGAAATGAAGAACGATCAAGAGAAGCTATACCACCATCGATGGGGCTCAAATAACTCATTTAATGCAGAGGTTGGTATGGATTATACATGGCATGCAAATCAGAGTAAGAACAACGGCGAACCCGGGTACATCTGGCTAAACAATGCTAAAACCCGTGGAAGATTTAAAGATAAAGAAAGGTTTGATGATATTAATGTTGCCGGTTTTAATCCGTGTGTAGAACAACAGCTTCACGATGGCGAGTGCTGTTGCTTAGTTGAGACTTTCCCGGCAAAGCACGATAGCTATGAAGACTATTTGAAGACATTAAAGTGTGCATATCTTTATGGAAAGACGGTTACTCTGGTGAATACACACTGGCCAGAAACGAATGCTATAATGCTCAAGAATCGCCGCATTGGGCTGTCACAATCTGGTATTGTCCAAGCATTTAACAAGCACGGCCGCCGCACTATGTTGGGCTGGTGTGACAACGCATATGATCATATTCAGCAACTGGATAAAGAATATTCTGATTGGTTATGCGTCCCAAAGTCTATTCGAACAACCTCAATCAAGCCAAGCGGCACCGTGTCGCTTCTAAATGGTTCAACCCCTGGTATTCACTTCCCAGAAGACGAGTACTACATTCGTCGGATTCGTTTTTCGAATGATTCCAAGTTGCTTGATGGCATCCGAGAAGCAAGATATGTGATTGAGAAAGACGAATATTCTCCCAACACGGTGTGTGTTGAGTTTCCCGTGCACGAACCCTATTTCCAGAAAGGAAAGCGGGATGTGTCACTGTGGGAGCAACTGGAAATCGCCGCACAATATCAATATTATTGGGCAGATAATGCAGTATCAGTAACTGTGACCTTCAAGGAAGAAGAGGCCGATCAACTCAAGAGTGCCCTAGAAATGTATGAAACCCGGCTAAAAGCAGTGTCGTTTTTGAAATATCAAAAGACAGGATATAAACAGGCGCCCTATGAACCGATTACAAAGAAAGAGTACGAAAAGAGAATAAAGAACGTTACACCAATTCAACGAATTAAAACAAATGTTGCTGGAGTAGGGGCGGCATTTTGCGATGGAGAAAATTGTGAACTTTAATCATTTAATGGAAAAAAGAACTTTGAAGCGGCCATGTCGCTCGCTTGGTTATCGCGAGTGCTATTATCAGCCTGTAGGCGAGGGCCGCGTAACCAGTGGCGCTCATGTGCATATTCAAATGAGATGTCGAAATTGTGGCCGTCGAGAGGATACTTTCTTATCGGAAAAACAATACAACACACATCGAAAAATATTACAAAAGGAAATAGGAAATGTTTAACCCAGTAAATCGTTACATCTTGATTGATGTGCCTGCAGTGCCCGGCACAACTCCCGAGTCGCTCATCGTACTCCCAGAGGACTATAAGCCGGAAGAAGAAAGGTTTGTTGAAGTCCTGGCGTTAAAAGCAGCACGAGATGTTAGATTCGATATAGAACTAGACGCAAAGCTTGTTGTTGACGGCTCTATGATTGAGGAAATAAGTGTTGGCGGAACTATTTATAATGTTATTTTGGACAACTATGTCGTGGGAATAATTGAGTAATGGAGGCGCAAAATGTATGGACAAACACTTTTACAACGAAGCATCAGCCAAAAAACTTGGCTGGGAACCAAGCTGGTTTGGTGAAAAGTATTTTGACGATAAACTTGTAAGAGCGGTTAAGAAATGGCAGAAAGCCCGCGGCCTCGTCGGCGATGGCCTGGCTGGGCCGATGACCTTTCGTCGCTTATGGACTGAACGTCAAGCAGATATTGACGAATATAAGCCTAATGATTCTCATTATTCAAACTATATCGTTTACAATGGAGAGTTTCACCCTATCGAGTGGGACAAGTTTGTGCTCTGGTCCGAGAAGGGAGGTCTAGAAACAAAAGCCGGCCACTTCTATAATTATTCAGGGCGCCCCAAACGCAAGATTCGATATTTTGTAAATCACTGGGATGTATGTCTCAGTTCTGCTTCTTGCCAAAGAGTGCTCGATAAGCGCGGTATCTCTGTTCACTTCTTAATCGACAACGACGGAACCATTTATCAGACATTGGATATGCAGCATGCAGCATGGCATGCCGGCTCATCGCGCACGAACCGGCCGTCTGTGGGAGTAGAAATTACGAACGCATATTATATAAAGTATCAAGATTGGTATGTAAAGAATGGCTTTGGTGAGCGACCGCTGGTGGAAGATGCCTGGGTGCACGGAAAAGAACTAGATCCGTTTTTGGGTTTTTATCCTCAACAAATAGAGGCGTTGAAGGCACTCTGGAAAGCAATAAACGGTGCAACGAATATTCCCTACGAAACGCCACTTAATCAATTTGATAACACATCCACAAAATATGAGCAAGATGTGGCATATGGAAAATTCTCTGGATTTGTCAGCCATTACCACATTAGTAAATCAAAGATTGATTGTGCGGGTTTAGACATCAAGACGTTTTTAGATGAGACGAAATACGATATCGATATTCTGGAGACCATAAAAAACAAATAACTGGCACCTCGACGGTTTTGATGCAAGCAGACTAAGGAAATAGGTTGATTGAATACGACAAGATAGTAATCGGCAGTTCATTATCGGCGGTCTTGTATGCATTCAGCAACAAATACCCTATCTTCTTTGCTGAAGAGCGCCGCCCATTTCGGTTTGATTATTTCCACCCTCACATAGATTTATCGTGTCTTAAGATTGGCGGAGCTGCCAAAAGTTTAACGACGTTTGATGGTGTTAAAATGGTGGGCCAGCCTAAAGAATTGCTGTGGGAAAGGCTGCTTTTCTTGTTGTCCCTTGATGGCAATGCCCCGCTATCAAATCTATGTCACAGCATAAGGTACGACGGCGACAGAGTGGTGTGCTCTAATGAATATTCTAAAATAATGGAATTTAAATTTAATGAATGCATTTATTTCGGAGATGAAAAAAGTATAGGTTTTGTCAGCCAAAAAGGACTTGACGAAGATAGTTATGTATGCTATGATTATATTGCGTTCAATAGAGGCGGCAAGCATGAAATCGACCATATTCGCACAAATGATGATTTTGTCAGCGAAATATGGTTTTATTCTTCCGACCGTATTGATGGAAATACTCCTGTTAGAGATGCTTGTGCGGTATCAAAGTTAACTGGAGATCAATTAGCAGACTTTGACTTTTCAGAAACCATGGCCCGCTTCAAGGTCGTTCACGAGATGGAACAGCGAGGCATGAAAGGATTATTTGCAGGTGGATACACAACAGCAGGCAACCCCAAACATTACAAATTTAGAACAACTAGCATTAATCGCGAAACGAATAAGCAAAGAAATGAATATGAGCCGCAAGCCACTAATATTAAAATTTCAAAAAGTAGCGACAAAGATTGGCTCAAAGATTTACCATCGGCTTGTGTGGCCTACGATAGATTTTTGAGGCATTGGTGAGCAAACTTCATCTAGCTGGTGTCATACCCATCGCGAACCTTAAGTCAGACTTTAATTTGGCGACACCTGAAATACTATTGCCAGTAAACACTGGGTTTACAGCAATACAAAAGTCTGTGTTTGAGTGCGCCATGGCAGGCTGCAATACCATATGGATTGTAGCAAATGATGATTTGGCTCCCATTGTGAGAAATGTGGTTGGAGAATGGACGTATGATCCTGTATATTATTCAAGATATAGTAAGTTTAGTTCGGAGGAAAGAAAAGAAATACCTATTTATTATGTCCCTGTTCACCCCAAAGATCGCGACCGTCGTGATTCGTATGGATGGTCAGTTTTATATGGGGCATATTCCGCATGGAAGGTGGCATTCAAAATATCACAGTGGCTAACACCAGACAAATACTATGTATCTTTTCCAATGTCGGCATATGACATATACAATATACGAGAACACAGACAACTTATTTCTCACAAAGAGAATAACTTTTTTTTAAGCTATGACGGCGAAACCGTCAAAAATAATAAACCAATAGCATTCACATTCACAGGAGAAGATTTTAAACAATGCAGACGTTCGGTAAACAAACAAACAACCCGGGAGTATTTACCCCCTTTACCCGGCCAACAGTACCCCACCCAGAAGATACCTTTGAGTCAGAGGTGGAGCGCCCGCCACTTCGATTTCCAGACGGTGTTCAAGAAAGTGAGCGAGAAGAATGCGACAAAGATCGATCTTGATTGGTATTACGACATTTCTAGTTGGACTGGATATCGGAATTTTCTTGCATCAGATTTTTATATAGAAAAACCTCCCGATCACTTGACAAAGCCTCACAAACACGTTAAGATACCATATAAAGAGAGTGAAAAAGTATGAAGCCGTTACGATGGCTTAAGCATCGGTTGGGCCATAAGCTTGAACACCTTAAGCCAAGTCATCTCATGGACGTAATAATGGACCATGGAATTGCGCTAGTTATAATAATAGTGGTGTGGGAAATTATTGAAGATATTCTTTTTCCGCTTATGTTCATCTGGCTCGGCAAAAACGTTAACGCATGGTTTTTGACAGGAGCACCGCTAAGCTGGTTTTTATGTCTTCACCCAATTGCAGTCCCTGTTTTATGGGGAATTTGGATCAAACTTTCAAGGAGAAACAGTGAGAAATCAATCCAAGATTAAATTTGTTGGCTTGCATGCACATAGCGTGGCAGGTTCAATTTTTGACGCCATAGGATACCCACAGGCGCATATGGATTTCGCATATGAGAATGGCTGTGATGCCCTCGCGCTGACCGATCATGGGAACATGAACGGACTGCCATATCAGGTATTGCATGCCAAGAACATGAAGGCAGAAGGAAAGGACTTCAAGCCGATATTCGGTTGCGAGGCCTACTTCACTCCGTCTATTGCAGAATGGAGAGAAGCATATGATAAGGCGATGGAAGATAAGAAGAAAGCGCGCTCCATCAAGAAGGATGAACAATCGGGAGCCACCATTGAAGATGAGGGCGATAGCAAGAGGATACAGTCGATCCTAAAACGTCGTAGGCATCTTGTATTAGTAGCACAGAATCAAACTGGTCTTAACAATTTGTTTAAGCTTGTGTCAGAGAGCTACAAAGCTGAGAATTTCTATCGGTATCCGCGCATTGACTGCTGAGAATTTCTATCGGTATCCGCGCATCGACTATGCACTCCTAGAGAAGTACAATGAGGGCATTATCGCCGCGTCAGCATGCCTAGGAGGCGTTTACGCTGGCAACTACTGGGAGCACCGGGAGGAAGGTCCCGAAGCCGTCCTAGAGGCAATGCGCGCGTCTACAGAGCGTATGGTGGATATCTTCGGAGATCGCTGGTATGCCGAGATCCAGTGGAACAACATCAAAGAGCAACACGAACTAAATCAATACATCATTCAGGTTGCACAAGAGTTCGGCGTAAAGCTGATCACGACAGCCGACAGTCATTACCCCAACCCTGATGCTTGGAAGGACCGTGAACTTTACCGGTGCCTCGGTTGGCTTGGCAAAGGACGTCCGTCGTGGGCTGAAGAAGAGTCGCAACTTCCTGCCGGCGTTGAAGAAATCGGATATGAGTTGTATCCAAAGAACGGCGACCAGATCTGGGACAGCTATAAGCAATATGCAAAGTCGTGTGGTTTTGAATACGACGATGCAGTCGTTTTGGAGAGCATTGAAGAGACATATCGAATTGCTCATGAGCGAATTGAAACCTTTCTACCCGACAACACTGTACGCTTGCCAGAGTTTGTTGTTCCGGCCGGCTACACAGCAACACAGGCGCTTGTACAATATGCACTTGAAGGCCTGAAAGAGTATGGACTACACACCAACAAAGAATATACGGATCGGTTACGACGGGAGCTAGGGGTTATTGATGATCGTGGGTTCTCCAAATACTTCTTGACAATGAAATCCATTGTTGACGTAGCAACTAACATGATGCTCGCCGGCCCCGGAAGAGGATCAGCGGCCGGCTCGCTCGTAGCTTATGCCCTGGGTATCACGCAGGTTGATCCCATCAAGCATGGGCTCCTATTTTCTCGTTTCCTTCGCTCGGACGCTACTGATTATCCGGACATCGATTATGATGTGTCCGATAGTATGACTCTTAAAGAAAAGTTGGTAGAGATGTGGGGTGAGGATTGTGTTGCACCCATTTCAAATTGGAACACGTTGCAGCTTAAGTCTCTGGTCAAAGATATTTCAAAGCTTTATAACATTCCATTCACAGAGGTTAACACCGTTACATCTATCATGATGCGCGAGGCGCTCCCAGAAGCAAAAAAGAAGCACGGTATCAAGGCGGGTGTTTATACTCCCACCTGGGAAGAGGTGATGGAGTTCTCCCCGTCGCTGCAGAAGTATCTCACACAGCATCCAGCCGTGAAGACGCACGTTGAGGGTCTTATTGGTCAGGTGCGCTCATGCTCACGCCACGCCGGCGGTGTTGTGATTGCAGAGGATTTAGACAAGAACATGCCACTTATTAATTCTGGCGGTGTTCGACAGGCACCGTGGGCAGAGGGACAGAACGTTCGACACCTTGAGCCCATGGGTTTTATTAAGTTCGATCTGCTTGGGCTCTCGACGCTAAAGATGATGGAGGGTTGCATCGAGCACATTCTGCGTCGTCACCACAACATCGAAGAACCAACGTTTGCACAAATTCGAGAATACTATAACAACAATCTTCATCCAGATGTAATTGATCTGGAGAATCAAGAAGTATATGAGAATATCTTTCACGCTGGCAAATGGGCTGGTGTATTTCAGTTCACAGAGCAAGGAGCACAAAAGTTCTGTACTCGCGTGAAGCCCCGCAATATTATTGATGTATCGGCCATCACCTCTATCTATCGACCAGGGCCTTTGTCGGCCAACGTGCATGATGAATATGTGGAGGCTAAGGAAAGCCCCCACCACATCAAATATCTTACAGATGAGTCACGCGAGATCACACAAGAGACCTTTGGCTTCCTCATCTTTCAAGAGCAGATCGCTCTCTTAGCCCACAAGCTAGGTGGCTTAACTCTTGATGAAGGCAACATGCTTCGCAAAGTATTGACCAAGAAGGGAACCGGCAAGAGGAGCGTCAAGGCCAAGCTGCACGATAAGTTCATTACAGGATGCAGCAAGAAGGGCATCGCGAGAGACGAAGCACAGTCAGTGTGGGATAAGTTTGAATTCTTCTCGGGATATGGTTTTAACAAGTCGCACGCAGTATCATACAGTATCATCTCCTTCCAGTGTGCATGGTTGTGGAACTACTACCCCGCAGAGTGGATGGCGGCATTCTTGGACAAGGAGCCCGAGACCAGAAAAGAAAAGGCAATTAACATTGCAAAGAAGTTTGGGTTTGATATCGCGCCCCTTGACGTGAATAAGTCAGGCACAGTGTGGGAGATTAGTGAAGATGGAAAGACTTTGATTCAGCCCCTCACCTCTATCAAGGGACTTGGAATGGCTGCCATCGAGCAAGTGTTGGACAATCGACCGTTCATGAATGCAGAGGATCTATTATTTCGAGAAGGGGTGTCCTATAGCAAGCTGAACAAGAAAGCCCTCGATGCATTATGTCGAGGCGGGGCTCTTGATAATATCGTAGACGATAGATTTACAGGTCGCAAGCACTTTTGGTCAACATGTGTTGTTGAGCGCCCGAAAAATCTGAAGAAGTTTAACGAAAATTTGGAACTGTACAGACCCGAGGGCGATTTTACGGAAGAAGAGATCATTCAGTTTAAGACTGATTTGACCGGCATATTCCCCATGAATTTGGTTATCACTCCTGAAACTATTGAGAAGTTACAAGAGAAGTTTGTTCCTCCAATTTCTGAATACGAGACAGATCTTCAGTTGTGCTGGTTTATTCCGCGTAAGATTGTATCAAGGAAGACAAAGAATGGCAAGCTTTATTGGATCGTTGAAGTGATTGATTCGAATAACGAGCTTACTAAGATTCGATGCTGGGGAGTAAAGCCCGATAAGGATCGTATTCACCTTAACCGTCCCTATATGGCACATCTAAAGTACGATCCAAACTGGGGATTCAGTACCTACGCCATCGGAAAAACATTTAGACAACTAGGATAAAACATGAACGTCATAAAATATTTTAGTCCGCTCTTAAAAGAGCCTGCTTTAAAAGATGATCTGCCGACTATTATCCGAGTACGAAAATTTGACGAGACTGCAGCTAAAGAGTTCACCATCCTAATGATGAAGGCACAAAACACAGGCCAACCATATATCCCTGTGATCATCGATAGCTACGGGGGTCAGGTTTATAGCTTAATGTCTATGATTTCGGATATTAAACATTCGAAGGTTCCGGTAGCTACCATTGCACAAGGGAAGGCCATGTCCTGTGGGGCCATTCTTTTTAGTTTTGGGGCAGAAGGTCATCGATACATGGATCCGTATACTCAATCGAAAGGTATACCAGATGATGGCCGAGAATTGCGCGCAAGATAAAGATTATTTTTTAAATATCATTCACGAAAAAAGCCATGCAGATTGGTTTTTAGCTGCTGAGGAGGCAATGGAACACAATTTAGCAAACCATCTATATATTCCAGAGTTAAAAATACATGTTGATGTAACATTTGATTTTAAGTAAGGTTAGTCGGCGTCCACGCCAAAAAACAAAATGAAAAAAACAGAGAAACGAAAGAAAAAGACGAGTATTGGAAATTCTCCATTCACAAAATATAAGCGACCCGGCCCGTATGGAGGCAACAAGGGATATAAAAAGAGATATAGAGGTCAAGGCAAGAAGCGTTAACGATTATTTAAATTAAATTAACAAAAGACATGCCAGCATACTAAAGAGTACCCCTAACTTGATCCCGACACAGAGGGCGTTATAATACTTCATGAAAAAGCCCTCCAAGAAAAACTTTGTAAACATTAGATGACAAAGTCCGTAACGTAAATATTTGGCTCACAAATTTTTAACAATAACACTTGACAGGCACTGCAGGTCTTGTTATACTAATACAGTAATCAAAGCCAAAACCGTAGGAGGGAAAATGGCAACCACAAACGAAGAAAAGAAACAATATGTTAAGGAGTATATTCGATCCTTATCAGCAATCGAAGAGTGCATCGAGCCCTACCAAGAGCAAAAGCGTGAACTACGCTCAGAGTTCCGAGAGAACGGATGGCTCAACACGGACGAGATCCGAGCAGCAGTAAAGGCTTATCGTCTTTATAAGCAAAAGTACAATATTGATGAGGTGGTGGAGAACTTTACTCTTATCAGCGGCGGGAATTCGGATGATAGTTGAGTACGCAAAGGTGCGCGAGTCGGTATATACACCTTCTCGCGCCAACCCGTCAGATGCCGGCTTAGACGTATTCTACTCGCCAGAAAATCTCCATAGCAAAATGTACATTGCCACGAACACGAGCCGCATTATTCCAACAGGTCTAAAGTTCGCCATTCCGCACGGCTATATGCTGGAGGTAAAGAATCGCTCCAGCGTGGCAGCCAAGCGACATTTGCTCATTGGGGCCTGTGTGATTGATTCGGGATACGAAGGCGAGGTATTTGTTAATCTTCACAATGTGGGAGTAGAAAGTCAAACTCTTAAACCGGGCGATAAGATCGCTCAACTCGTCATGACGCCAGTTGTGCATTTTCGTCCGGTTGAAACGACAGAGGATACATTATATAATTATCCAATGACAATCAGTTCTCGCGGCCCCGGCGCGCTTGGGAGCACAGATGGATAGTAATACAAAAGTCGTGATGTTTTCGTCTAAGAACAGCGACTGGGAAACTCCACAAGATTTTTTTGATAAACTCAATTGGCGCTTCGGACCCTTTGATTTGGATCCTTGCGCGGAACCTACCAACACTAAGTGTGCCAACTTCTTTACAGAAGTCGAAGATGGACTAGTCAAGAACTGGGAAGGGCACACCTCGTTTGTTAATCCGCCATACGGAAGAGGTATTGAAAAATGGATTCAGAAAGGATATGAGGAATCACACAAGCAACACACCAAAGTTGTGATGTTGATCCCTTCCCGCACCGATACAAAATATTGGCACAAGTATATAATGAAGGCAGACGAGGTTTATTTCATTAAGGGTCGACTTAAGTTTGGAGACAGCGAGAACAGTGCTCCTTTCCCATCGGCAGTGGTGGTGTTTGATGGAAGCAATAAACAACAAGTGTTTGGAGCAATAAATCGATGAATCGCGAGACACGCCGACACCTGGAAAAGAAAATAGGAAAGGATGCCACAAAAAATGCAGCCGAAAAAATAGTTCAGTTTGGGAACCTTCCAGAAAAATGCGATGCATGCCACGAATCATTTGACAAAAAAGACAAAGTCATGGTACAATCATGGCGTGTCGTAGTAAGACAAGAAACAGTTAGATTATTTTGTCCAACTTGCATACAAAAAGTAGAGGAGTTAGCAAATGGCAGTTAGCAGACTTTCGGAAAAGGCGCTAAAGAAGATTATAGCCGGCAAAACCAACGTGCCGGCAACGTGCGTTGTTAAATTTTATTCAAATACGTGTCCAATGTGTCACAATCTTAAAGAGTATTACGAGGATATATCAGAGGACAAGAAGTATTCTGATTTATATTTTTTCGCCTTTAATCTAGATGATGGCCATAAAATTGAGAAACTTTTAAATTTTGAGGGTACCCCTACCATCGTTTTGATGCGCACAACATCTACACCACAAAAACCAAAAATAAGGATCATGCAAGATCCGGAAGAACCCAACGAAAAGACATGGTACAAGACCAAAGACATTTGCAAATTTATTGACAAGGAGAAATAATGTCACAACAAATAGTACAATCATCAACACTATATCTTAAATCTAAGGCTATTGAATCTTATACAATAATTAAAGATCTTTTAAAACAGCCGCCCGAGGAAGGTATAGCCGAGAAGATTGCAGCAGAAGCCCTGAAGTTGGCCCAGCTAGAGAGTGCAATGATTACCATTCAACAATATTTTGGAAATACGCGACCGCCAGTTGAAGGAAAGGCCGCGCCTCCTTCGCCGGAAGCTGAGCAAAAGACACAAAAAGTAACACCTGAGATATCTCCGACCTATAGGCGCTCTCTTGAAAAAGAAAAAATAAAGGAAACGCTAAAGAAGGAAAAGAAATCATCATGAAGAACAATTGTTTGTCTTATGATGATGTGTTGTTAGTACCCCAATACTCTGATATTCGGACACGTACAGAGATTGATCTATCTGCTCGCCTAGGTCCTGATTTGAAATTAAGTTTGCCGATTATCGCCTCCCCCATGGATACGATTTCTGAATCTGCCATGGCATTAGCAATGGATAAACATGGGGGGACTGCCATCATTCACAGATATAACACTATTGAACAACAAGCGCGCCATATTTCGATAGCACGCGATTCATGCACCTCCCACAAAGTAATAGTGGGAGGTGCAATTGGAATTAATGATGATTTTTTGACGCGCGCTAAAATTTTAATGGCTGTTGGGGTTGATTTTTTGTGTATTGATGTGGCTCATGGCCACCATATTTTAATGAAAGAGGCTCTCTCGTTGCTGCGACAAAACTTTGGAGAAAATGTGCACATAATGGCAGGAAACATTGCCACCTTAGAGGGCGTCAACGATCTTGCAGATTGGGGTGCTGATTCTGTTCGTTGCAATATTGGCGGTGGTTCAATTTGTTCCACACGTGTCCAGACGGGCCATGGCCTTCCAGGCCTCCAAACCATTTTTGAATGTGCCAAGACAGATCGCGATGTAAAAATCATTGCAGACGGCGGCATTAAAAATTCTGGAGATATTGTAAAAGCTCTTGGCGCTGGTGCCGATGCAGTTATGGTGGGATCTTTATTGGCTGGAACCGATGAATCACCAGGGAAGATTTTTGAAGAAAGAGATGGCACCCGATGGAAGGTATATCGCGGAATGGCCAGCAAAGAAGCCCAACTTAAGTGGCGCGGAAAATACTCATCTTTTGAGGGAATTTCTTCCAGGGTGCCTTATCGCGGCCGTGTTGGAAAAGCGTTAGAAGAACTAGAGAGAGGAATTCGTTCCGGCTTGTCTTACTCAGGCACTCGCACAATCGAAGAATTTCATGCAAAAGCCAAGTTTGTTCAACAGTCCCCTTCCGGTCTTTACGAAAGCAAAACGCATATTACAGAAAGGAAATGGTAGGGATGCATGAGATAGATTATGGTAATCTAACCAAGAGGATAGTTTTTACTGAAAATGATCATCGGCATGCCAAGCTTCTCATTAGACTTAAGCACGATGGCTTGCGCCAATCTGAATTCTTTCGTTGTATTATAACGGGATATCTTGAGGGCGATGAGCGCATACAAAATTTTGTAGACGAAATTAAACAGCAATCAAAAAAACACACAACCAAGTCAAGACAGCTGCATGATAAAGGAAAAGAGGCAGCCAAAAGTATAGGGCTGAACAAGAAAGAGATAGAAAATATATTTGATTTACTAGAAGAGGAAAACCCAGAGCTATGAAGGAGTATGGCTTAAGAAGCTGTTCAAAACAGTGTATAAACAAGAAGGCAGCATGCGAGCAACAGAGTTGCCGTCACTGGATTGATTACCCTACAGATTATAACTGTTGTTTAATTGCAGTCTATGAAAACGGGCCGCTCACATTGCGCGCAATAGGCGAGCGCCTAGGAATATCTTTCGCCAGAGTTAAACAGATAGAAACAGCGGCCCTTCTAAAGATGAAAAAAAATCGCTTGCTTATTGAGTAAACATAAGATTTTATGGACAATAAGAAAAAAAAACACTATTTATATTTGAGTTAGATTTTAAGGAGAATTCACAATGGCTCGTAAGACACTTTTAACAGAAACAGAAATTCGTCGCTTTCTAAAGCTAGCTAGCGTGGGCGCGATAAATGATGCAAAAATTTCAGAATATGGCGGGGAACGGCACGAAGAAGACGAGCTAGCCATGGCCGACGAACCGGCCGACGTAGGAGGAGAAGTTGACGATCTTGACGCTCTCGATGTCGAAGACGACGTTCCAATGGACGACCTAGAAGGCGAAGGCGAAGGTGCTGGTGAAGCGGAAGATCTTGTTAGCCGTATTGTTGATGATCTACAACAGCTTGCTGCCTTAGCAGACGTCGATGTTGACGTCGAACACGAAGACGAGGCCGATCTAGAGGAGCCCGTTGGTGATGAAATGCCCGAGCTGGAGGTACCCCTCGATGCCGGCCCCGGCGAGGAAGTCGCAGAAGTCCCTGGTGGCGGCTCTATGCGCTATGAAAACCAAGATCAGATTGTAGCTGAGGTCGCTCGCCGAGTTGTGGCGCGCCTGCAGCAACAGCAAGCAAAAGAAGAAACCGCGAACGTCATCGCGGAACGAATTATTAAGCGTCTAACTAAAAACTAATTTTAATTTGACATTTGCTTTACGAGAAGTTATAATGAAATGGCCACCTGAGAATTCGGTGGCCATTTTTCTATAGAGGGTTTTATGTTTGAATGGTTGTCTTATTTGTTGATATTTGTTTTTGGGTATGCAACGTGTTGGGCATTTTATTTTCTTAGAGGGTCGCAAATTAGTCTTTTGCTTCTCCGATCGGCGCATATAGTGTACATATCAATAATGATCAAGGCGTTAGAGAATCTTTTTTATTCGCGAGAAATAGCACTAGAGCACATGCTCAAAACGGGTAAAAATAGCACGCACATTAGTTCTTTTGAGATTAGATTTGAAGAAGACACGAAGATGCTCAAGAAGCGCTCCATAGAGTTATTGATTTCTCTTCATCCATCTTTTTTTAGGAAGGTTATTGAATTCGAAGATTGGTCGACTGCAATACAATATCTTACTGAAAATAAAGAAAGCGCTTTACAATTTTGGGAAAAGAATGATTGATAAAATAAAAGAAAAAATTAATACCTTCATTTCAGCACCAGCCAAAGAAGGTACCCCCGAAGATAAAAAGATTGTAGTTATTGATCCAGCCCCACCCGCGCCCCCTTCGGAACCAGACATGAGAGTGGTTGGACTTTTTGCAGATGTGGCAGAAGATAAGGTTGCAGAGCTTGTTCATGCGTTATTGTATTTGAATGAGCTGAACATGGTAGAAAATGAAAAGGACAAAAAACCAATAGAGTTTTATCTTTCTACATATGGAGGCGCCGCCGATGATATGTTTGCTCTTTACGATACAATGCGTTATATCCAACAAAATAGCGAAATTCACACCATTGGTATGGGGAAGGTTATGTCAGCAGGTGTGCTGCTTTTGGCCGGCGGCACAAAAGGCAAGCGAAAGATAGGAAAGCACTGTCGAGTAATGCTGCATTCCGCTATAGCTGGGAGCCACGGAACCCTCCCCAATTTGATTAACGAGATGGAAGCACTCCAAGATTTACAGGAAAGCTATATAGAAGCTTTAGCTAGCGAAACAAACATGACAAAAGAAGATATTAAAAATATGTTGGAACGCAAGGTTAACGTCTATTTATCTGCAGAAGAAGCTGTGAAATTAGGCATAGCTGATATAATTATTTGAGGTTTTGAATGTCTACGTTAAGCGAGATCCTGCAAGAAGAATACATCAAGAAGATCGGGGAACTAGATCTGAAGATGTTGATGGAAATGGTGGAAGAGGTATTTGAGTCTGTTCCTCACCTCTCTGAAGAAGTGTCTGCTCCTGCCTCACTCGCAAGTCAGAGCGACGATGCCGCATTGGAAATGATCTTAAAGATGATTCCCGACATTGCTGTATCAGAAATCGGATGGTCAGATGTGAGGACGACAGAAAAGGGGGTCGAAATTAAGGGCCCCCAGCGCCGATTGCTTGAAGACTATCTGAATAACATACGAGGAAACGACCTTGCCGAGAAGATTGCAGGCCTGTCTCAGTTCTATACTAATGGTGCAGGACTAATTTCTGAACAAGCAGGTGAAGACCGCACTAAGAGAATTGTTCAAGCAATTTCATATCTTGTTTTCTATAAAACGTTGACAAAAGTAATTACAAACTTTAACGCATCCTCCGCAGGGTTTAGTTTTGAGTCGTTCCTCGCTGCTCTTGTGAATGGGCGCCAAATTCCAGTTGGCACAGGAACGATCGCTGACTACACCGATCGTTCTTCGGGCGAAGAAACTCCAGTAAGCCTTAAACTTTATAAGGAAGGGCAGTTGGAAGTCGGCGGCAGCTTTACAGATTTAGTTAACGATCTTGTAACTCCAAAATATATGGGAATAGGTGGCGGCATGCGCTATGTGATCTGCACTAAAGAGATGGATCCCAATCTAAAGGATTTAGAGCAAGAGGGCAAAATTAATTTTTATCAATTCGACTTTACTCTTCAAAACGTGATGGATATTTTGTCTGAGTCACGCTTGAATGAGGTTATTCGATTGCCTAGCGTAGTATTGAGCGCTATTCAGGCTGGTCAACAAGCCGGCGCCGGCGAAAGACTCGGACTGGCAGCTAAAGATAAAAAGCTTTCCGCTGAAGAGTTAACACCTAAATTCAACGACGAAATGTGGAAGCAGATAAAAACAATCGTCGATAACGAAGACTCTCCCCTTCGACAGTTTGGAGAAGACGACATGAAGAAGTTGTTGGACGAGTTGAACTGGGAAAAGAATGATGAGATATTTAATAATAACAAAGTTCGGGGTTCAGGCGCCTTGAACAGTAAACTTATATTCAAGCTTGTCAAGAGATTGTATTCCGACATCGATGGCGATGGAAAGCTGGAATTCTTGGTGAGTATGCGTGATGCAATTCTCGATGCCAACTTAGAAGTTATTGCATCCCAATTGGCGACAGCCAAAAAGAGCCAACGGAAACAGCAGATCGTGCAAATGATCTCGGATGGCGAGTTCCTCTCCCCAGAGGAATCGGCCCGCGAATATAAGGTGTTGGGAGAATCCCAGAAGAAACAAGCACTTTTAAATACTCTCGGATACTTGGAGACTCACCACTTTGCTTTAAATCAAACACAATCGACAAACCCTGGAGAGCCCACAAACACGCTGAACCTGGGCTCGATTATGGTTGGCCGACGTATGGTTGCCAACGCCATGGAGAATGTTCGAGAACTTCTTAACGAAGAGGTATACGAAATCTTTCAGTCACTTCAGCTTCTTTCAGATAGTTTAAATGAATTTTTCGCTGGTGGATTAGAAAATGATGAGCTTGCGACGTCTGCTATTGGAAACGCAGAAAACATTAGTTCGAAAGAAATATTAAAAACCGACAAATAGAATTTGACACAATTTCAAAAAGAGGTTATAATGTATATGATCCATGAGGTATAAATGAGTCGCGCTTATGACGATAACCAAACACTACAACAAAAGATAATGAATGGCGCAAACAAGCTGGCGGACAATGTTGCTTCCACGCTTGGTCCGCGCGGACGGAATGTTCTATTGCAAGAGAAAGGAAAGACACCTTTTATTACAAAAGATGGAGCAACAGTCGCAGCGTTTGTTGCTTGTGATGATCCTTTTGAAAATGCAGCGGCGCAAGTGATTAAACAAGCAGCAGTAGAGACAAACAGTGAAGCTGGCGATGGTACAACGACTGCCACGGTAATTGCCCGCGCGATCTTTCAGGAGGCCCAAAGATTTGTGGCGTCCGGCGTTTGCCCGATAGAACTGCAAAGAGGAATTAACCTGGCGACAAAAGAGGTGCTTAACAATCTAACAGAGATGTCTACACCAGTCCGCACGCTATCAGATATTGAACATATTGCTACTATCTCTGCTAATAATGATGAATCCATCGGTAAACTAATTGCTATGGCGGTTGATCGCGTGGGCCAAGATGGTTCTATTACTATTGAAGAATCGCGCTCTCTTGAAACATCCCTAGATGTAACCGAGGGATTCAAAGTCA